ATATACTACAAGGGCTACTATCTTTATTTAAAATAAATTATACACTAGGTTGAATTTTATGTCAACCTAGTTTAGTAAAATTCTACTGTGCTTTGGAACACCTGCAAGCAAGTAATCCATTTGATCAGCAAGAATGTTACGATGTTGTAAAATCATGTTTTCGTAGTGGTTTGGGACATACGGAGTGTATAGAAGTTCCATACGTGCTTCCTTCAGTGTCTTATGACCTTTCTTACTATTACATTCTTTACAAGCAGTAACAACATTCATCCAAGTGTTTTCACCACCTAAAAATTTAGGAACAATGTGATCCCTACTTAAGTGATTGTAATTTGGATGATGTTCACCGCAATAGGCACAAACTTGCCGGTCCCGTCCAAACAATGTTCTGTTAGTTAATGCAACAGTACTATGCTTGAAAGGATTAAATCCGTGACCTTTGACGGCAATGATACTGGTAGTTTCAATATAGCTTTGATCGCCAGTATTTTGAAAGCCACCGCGATACTTAGCCACAATTTCACCCATGCTCCATGCTACCGCATCTTTAGCGTGGTATGTAATTGCGTCATCATGCGAAATCCATTGTCTTGGAATTCCTGAAATATCTAGTGCTAGAACAACAGCCATGCTATACTCCTTTGTTACTGTCTATATCTATTTAATACCTTATTGGTGGGTCGTAGAGGATTTGAACCCCTGACTCCTTGGTTCGAAGCCAAGTACTCTATCCACTGAGTTAACGACCCAAACAAAAACCCGACTAATCGGGTTTTTCGTGAGAGTGTGTATTTAATTTTATTTACGGTTGAAAGCCCAACCTAAAACTCCAATTGCAACCAATCCAACTAAGCCTTGACTACCAAGTGCTGTGACGAATTTAATTACATTTGCAAGAATATCCAATCCCATGAATGGTACTGCTGCTCCGAAGACGATTTGTAAGATCACACCCACGGCTAAAAGTTTTACACCTAAGTCTAAAACGCTAGTTAGAAAAGCACCTGCTAAGGCGAATCCTTTGTTTAATGTTTCCATATTTTTGTTCCTTTCACAAACTAATATTTAGCCTGTTTGGGCACCGATAAGTCCAATATCTTATTACACAGTAACTATATAGTTATTGTGTATAAACTGTACATATACTGGTCTCACTAGATAGATTTGAACTATCATCTATTCTTTAGGAGAGAATCGTTCTATCCATTGAACTATAGCGAGAAATAATTTGGTACCATAGGTTGGATTTGAACCAACAACACCCTGTGCTTCAAACAGGTGCTCTACCAATTGGAGCTACTATGGCAAATGGGTTTTCAAGCATTCAACTATCCTTTCGGACTTATTGGGGTGTCTCGTGTAAGAGAGTTTATACTACCTTATAATCGTGTGCGGTGTCACACAGCCAACCAAAACTGTGTTAGATTATTTGGGACTCAATCTTATCGTCTAGCTTGAAATTTGGCGGAAAGCAGAGGAGTCGAACCCCATCCCATTTCTGAGAACCCGGTATTCAAAGCCGGTCGCAGGACCATCCCCGCTGCATTACTTTCCATTAATTTATTTTTTTTGATTTATGCAATGTTAGTGCATGTTTGGGGTAACCAATGGGGAACGATCCCATTCTATCGCTTTCACAGAGCGAGGTGCTAAACCTTTACACTATGGTTACCATAAATAATTGGTCTCAGTACAAGGATTCGAACCTTGGACCTCTGCGTCCCAAACGCAGCGCACTACCGGGCTGTGCTACACTGAGAAATTGATTGGATGCGGAAACAGTTTTTGCGCTATTCATGGCATGTTTAATCCAAAAAGCAATCAGTCCGGCGTTTCTAGAGATCATCTATTGTCAGTTTCCTATGGGAAAACAAATAGAATAGATCCTAAAATTATTTCTCATCCGGCTAATTGTCAACTGATGACACATACCGAAAACAAGAAAAAGCAACATCATTCATCAATAACAGTCGATGAGTTACTAGGTCGTATTGCTGCTTGGGATACAAAATACAAAGATGCGGGGTCAGGGCATGCTCCTGAAAGCGAAGGCTTATGAGACCCCGCGGCCACTCGGCTCCCCGCATCTTTGTACTCTGAACTTTATTTATCATTTCAATATAGGATTCTACCATTTAACTACAAATGCGAATTTGGTGCGTGATAAAAGATTTGAACTTTTGACCTCTACTATGTCACAGTAGCGTTCTTCCCCTGAACTAATCACGCATATTTAACAGGATGCTTTTTTACGGTTTTGATTAGAAGTCAAATGTATAAAGTTTGCTGAACGCATCCTTAGCCTGGTGGAGGATAACAGAATCGAACTGTTATAAACAGCTTGCAAAGCTGCCGTAATCCCATTATACTAATCCCCCGAAATTTGTGATTGACTACTTATCTCATTATACGCCATCAATCAAGGCGAGTTTCTTTATGGTGCCCTAAGACGGACTCGAACCGTCACGCCTTTCGGCGCCAGAACCTAAATCTGGTGCGTCTACCAATTTCGCCACCAGGGCATTTATTCTTTGGCGTACCTCCAAGGACTCGAACCTTGACTGACGGTTTTGGAGACCGCGATGCTGCCATTACACTAGAGATACATTAACTTTGGTGGAGGCCGGGGGTATCGAACCCCGCTAGACATTCTACTTGCAAGGCAGAACCGCAGCCCTCTGCTGCCCCCATATACTGGTACCCCCGGCAGGTAACGCTCCTGCGACTCCGCGTTATCAGCACGATGTTATACTTTTTAACTAAAGGGGCAATAAATACTATTATGAAAACCTACAAGAATTTTACTCCCTGTGGTTTGAACTTTCACCTATCATTATGTGATGGTGTTTGTTGTATGATTGTATATGATAGATTCTTTTGTGAATACCATATGCAATATTTTACTAATATCAACAAAGCATTATGCTTTATCAATAATCTATGATTGGTAGATGTAAGTAGATTTGAACTACTGACCTGCTCCGTATGAAGGAGATGCACTACCGCTGTGCTATACATCTATAATTGGTGCTCCTTACTGGTAACGATCCAGTGTCTATACATTACCAATGTATTATAATACCTTTATACTAAAAGAGCAAATTGGTGCGCCCGGAAGGAATCGAACCTCCATCCCCGATTTCGTAGACCAGTGTATTCTCCATTATACTACGGGCGCATTAATAAAACAGGATAGCATCTTTTTTTCATTAAAAGTGAAATTAAATTGTTTGCTGTTGCTATCCTAAAACTGGCAGGGGCTGAAGGTAACGCTCCTTCTCACCTAGTTTCAAAGACTAGTATCTGCTCTTATCGATTTAGCCCCTATTTTTCATATAAACTTACAAAGTCATTTCCATATTTTGACTTAGTGTAAGTTATCATTGGGTACATATCATTCTCGTATAACACGCTGATATCCGGGTTAGCGGTCAACTTTGATTTCCATTGCGGAGAAGAATACCCTTTTATTTCAATTAATTGATTATTCACTACAAAATCTGGAATGTATGTTCGTTCTTTGTTATTCCAGATATATTTTCGCTTTTCTGTATTGCGTTTAATCTCAATGTTGTGTTCTAAACAATACACAACATAAGCTAATTCCCAACTGCTATCGCAGAAAAATCCCTTATACCAACCTTTTTTACCTCTACCGGAACCTTGACGATAACCACCATTTTTTACATGAGTTATTTTAGCACTGGCTTTGATTTTAGCAATTCTTTCTGTCTCTTTAACGGGGTCACTACATTTTCCTGAAGATTTGCCTTTTCTAGCTAATTTTTCTTCTTCCGATTTCTTACAACGAATATCGCCGGCTAACCCTTTATTCCAAGGAATAGCTCCTTTTTTTCTCCCTGCGTTCGGGTGTCGCTTAAACGGCACCATATTAGGATTTACGGCACAGTGTTTAGTATGTGCTCCAAGGCCACCTGCATTAGTAAATAATCTTTGACAAAATAAACAAGTAAACATAATAATTCCTTTTACTTATTTATCTTTTTGAATCAAAGACCGTTGCCTTAGGCCGCTAGGCTACACCCCAATAAATTTGTATTCTAAAACACACTGTCTGCGGCATCTCAGCCCCGATCAGTTCAATGTGTGTATTAAAGCACACTACAGTAGGATTTGAACCTACCCGGGTGATCAAACCCTATGTGCCTACCTGGGAGCGACCCAGTGCAGTATGCTTTAATACGATCTAATTTTTCTTCCCACAAGAGGGAGTCCATCCTAGTCGCCGCCCGTTTGCTCCATGTTTTAAGTGCAGAGCGAGGACCTCGTTTCCTCATATTCACACTATCTTACCTCAAACAAAAACCCCTGAGTACTTTCGTATCCCAGGGGTTTCATAAATCTAGCAGAGTTGTTACTTTAAGTGTAACTGACTCCTTCTATGAAACCCCTGGACATTCTTTGTGCATCAATATTCGTGCCGCGAATGCTAGGTGTTGTTGAATAGTTTCCCTCAAAGGCCGCTAATACGGGGCAAGATGGTACTATCGACCATAGTCCTGTATGTTTCGGCAATTGACTGAGATTTTTCATCATAGTAGTTTATTTAGTCCTGGTTTAAAAATACTGCAAATTAAGTTACTATTAACTCTTTTTGCAGTTCATGTGTGTATTATAGCACCTTATTGAATTATTGTCAACAATTATTTTCAACAAGATACCCATAAAATTCTTTTTGAATCAATTTCTCAATTCATGCTGAAGTATAACAGAGAATTGGTTAACTGTCAACCTTGTGTTTGTCCAAAGTATACTAAATTGCAACTTTTCCTATAGCGTTAACTATTGTTGCAATTTTACCAATAGATTGAAGTTGTTGTGAGGTCATGCCCTCTAGCAACAGTAGTGTGTCATAATGAACTTTAATACTATGTTTGCATTTACCTACAATGCTTGCTGCTAGTGCATACATGTGGAATTTTTTCCTTGAAACCCCGTACATGTTTTTGCTATAGATCAAAGGTTCAGCAGTATCAGAGATTTCACACAAATCTAAAAACGAGTACCAAACATTATCCATTCCCATTAGTGCTGCTGCTGCTTTAGTTGCTTCACGTTCACTGTCATGCATGAATAATGGACTGTTCATTTCAATTTCAAATGCAAGCCCGCCGTTACTTGCTGCAATAGCTGCGGCATATGCACAACCGTGTGCATCAACTTTATCTAATCCATGATTTTCCATGATATGTATTAGATTTGTTTTAATATCTTCTGCGTGTTCAGGTATGCTGTCTTTGACTGATTCTACCCAGTTACCATTAACAGTTATTGGGTTTGGCATCATAATGACATTTCCTCATAATCTTCTTTACCGCACCCGCATTCAGGGCATAAAAAATCATTAGGAAGTTCTTCCCAATCACCTTCTAATTCTTCATTGTGTACATGACCACATACAATACAAACGTGTTCCATTACATTGACTCCAATACTTGTGTATATGCTTCTGCATGACGCTTCTCAATTTTTGCAAGCGCAGCAAAACGTTTTTCAGCTTTTACTAATATGGCAGTGAACTGTTCAGCATGCGCTTTGCTTTCTGCAATCTGCTGTTCGGCTTCTGCTACTGCAAATAGTTGTCCTTCACGTTCAGCATCTGCTTTGAATTCTGGATACATTGTAGTGAACTCGTATGTTTCACCTTCAATTGCTTTTTCTAAGCATTCTTTGGTAGATGGTTTGCCAATTAGTAATTCTAAATGACCCCAAGCATGAAGTAGTTCTTGGTCTGCTGTATGCTCAAAATGTTGGGCAATTTCTTCGTTACCTTCAGCGCGGGCAATCTTTGCAAAATAGCGATACTTGATGTGAGCCTGTGACTCACCTGCAAGTGCGCTTTCTAAATTCTTAATTGTGACTGACATGATTTCTCCTAGTGTGTTAGTGAGAATATTTATCTAACACACGACTTGAGTTAAAGTTTAATCGTCACTCTCTTGCCAACCGGATGTTTGATCAAATCGTTGTTCTTGGATAGTCTTCTCCCCAAATACTTTACGGGGATTAGCACACATTACACATTTTGGATTACCACAATTCATTGCATGATGCTTTACTAGTCTATGTGGTTCTTTGATATATTTCTCGTGGCCAATTGATTTAGCAATTTGCAATTGTTTGTGGATAGCGTTGTCATCCTTAAGTAAGCGTTTGCTATGCTTAAGTTTATCAGCTCCGGTACTCATACTAGTGCCTTTTACGGTAATCTTCTACTGCGGCTTTGATTGCATCCTCAGCTAGAATTGAGCAGTGTATTTTAACTGGGGGCAGTGCAAGATGTTCTGCGATGGTAGAGTTCTTGAGAGTTGCAGCTTCATCCAATGTTTTACCTTTGACCCACTCAGTGACAAGACTTGAACTAGCAATTGCCGACCCGCATCCATATGTCTTAAATTTGGCATCTGTGATTAACCCCGTTTCTTTATCTACTTTAATTTGTAGTTTCATTACATCACCGCATGCAGGGGCACCGACCATTCCTGTACCCACATCTGTATCTTCTTTACTAAAACTACCCACGTTACGTGGGTTTTCGTAGTGATCAACTACGGCTGCTGAATATGCCATTATTTTGCCTCTTTACTAAACATTGATAAAACTTTTGCTTGTATGTTCTTAGCAAATTGGGGCTGAGGGAAGTTCCATCCGACGAATGCACCTAAAAATAAATATAATAAAGTTTCTAACATAATATGTCTCCTGTGTTGTATTTAGTCAGATGATTTATCTTCTACAACAATCCAACTTAATTTGAACAAATCTTCACGGATTTCTTCTGTCACTATACTTTCAGCTACATATGCATTAGTTTCAAAAAATTCACGCTTTTGATAGTCATCTAAATTCTGAAACACTTCGTCATCTATTGATTCATCCGTTTGTATACCACTACAGTACCAGTCAATGTAGTCACCTTCTTCACGCATGTTGGCAACAATTTTACCTGCATATCTCCAACTGCAATGCCATTCTTTTCCGCTTAGGATAGGCCATATTTCATTCTTTTGAAAACTATTGTTACACAGTGCTGCATATATGTGTTGAGCATATATTTTATCAGATTTAACTTTCTCTATGATCCAATCTGTAGAACATAAATCATATTCTAAATTATCTCTACACCAATCAGGATTTGAGAATTCTGTCTCACTATCATCATGGTTGTAGATTTTTATCATTCTTCACCTTCTGTTTACTGTAGAAAATGTGATTACCAATTATTGCCACTTGTTTATAAGGCCATAATGGATCAATATGTATTGAGTGAAAGAACAATGTTGATTTTGGAACAACGTTCTTGTACATATCAAAAACCATAACGTCATATGCAACTTTTAATGCTTGTTGATATCTTGTGCTTGATTTATTAAGATCGCCCTTATCTTCACATACCCAACTAAACTGACATTGAATCTTATTGTTGATATTTGTCTTTTGGTAGATTACCTTGCAAGGAGTTTCGGCAAACCCATGATTAACCCGATTCAATACAACTCTTGCAACTGCTGCTTGTCCGGGCATTGCCTCGGCGCCTGCTTCATAATAAATATTTCTTGCCATACATACAACTTGTGTCATATCAATCTTTTTTAAACTAATCAAAGATAGATTAATTAAGGATTGTGTAGGCGAAGGAATAACCATAGTGGTAAAAAACAGCATGGTCAATAGTATTATTTTACTTTTTATTGTTAATAACATAATTTCCTTTCACTGTAGTATTATACTACAGTTTTAATTAATAACCAAATGTTTTGGTTATTTTATCCAGCAATCGCAATTGCAGGTAATTACTTGTTCAATTGCTTGTGCAACTGTGTAAGTTGACGCCGGCGATATGAGTAAGTTTGGCGGTATTATTTGCTGAGGATCAGCTAAACTGCCAGTAGGAGGGACCACCGGTAGTACTACTGCTGGATACGGTACTATATCTTCTATGTTGTCGTCCAACGGAATTCCCACAAGTAACAATCTATCTTGATTTCTACTTGAGCGCATTAGTGCTACTATACTCTGGCCAGCAACCAAATCCAAATCACTAATTGCTTCTAAAGTCAGTGCCGCCATATTTGGTTCGGTTTCTTTGGCGTATTTAGGAGCGATTGTATCTAAAAAACTATATATAGTTACTGGATAGGGGTATATGTTAGTATCTCTAGGAGATGGTAATCTAGCCAATCCATTATTCCTAGATTGTTGTTCTATATTTAATTGACTACCGGTTTGCTCATACAAATCATTTAATTGTACTGACTGTCCTGGATGTAATGTTCTGATAACTGCAATCTCTGCGTTTGCTAAATCTATTTTAGCTTGCACGGCTGCGTCAAGTCCAACACTAGAACCTTGTGTAGCTGCATACAAATCGCTATATATGGTTTCTAATGCAGTAGTTTGTATATTTTGAATTAGATTTTGTAATTCTTGCCACGGATAGGGAAGACCTGACATACAACCAAAGAAATCAGAATACGTGTATGTGTTATAAGGTCCATTACCTAATGCTACTAAATTTAATGCAGTTTGTGCTTCAGGGACATCAGTGGGTACATTGGTTCCATTGACTAATGGTAAACCATTAGTTGTTTCCATGTTTGCAACTACCTGAGCAAATTTTTCTATAGGTGTTTTTGTTATGTTCTTTATCTGCTGCATGCTAGCGCCAAATGCTCCTGCAGATGTAGCTACATCGTCTGGTAATATCCCGCGCAAGTAACTACCAAATCCCTCTGGTATAATTTGTATATTAACTGGTAAACCTAAGGTAGCCATAATTTATTTTAAGCAGTTGCTCCGCCGTCGCCGTTTCCACCTAGACCGCCGCCGTTTGCATCACCGGCTAATCCACCATCGCTAAGGCCAGTATCAGTATCATTTGGATCTGACCAGCCACCACCGTAATCAAACCCACTCTCACCTCTTTCAATTGGAGGAGGTGGACCAGGTGAAATAACTGGGGGCACAGGTGGCAATTTATGGAATATAGGATAATATGTTTTGCTATTTGTGGGAAGTCCTCTCACAGCATTATAGATAGGAACGGTTAGTGTATCATAACTATTTGGAAATAGTTTTCTTACATTTAACAAGTC